GTGCAGCGCATTGCGATGTACAGCAAGCGCAACCTCAAGCGCATCAACAACCCAGACGATGTGATGTCGATGCCGTACTCGCTGATCGCCACGCGGCAGCGGTTCAACATCTACGCCGGTAACTACTGATGAAGACGCCGATTTTGGGCAGCACCTATGTGGCTCGCAGCGTCAACGCTGCGGATGCCCGCATGGTCAACTTGTTTCCCGAGATCGTGCCCGAGGGCGGCAAGGAGCCGGCGTTCCTGAACCGCGCTCCCGGCCTGCTATTGCTCAACTCGATCGGCACCGGCCCAATCCGTGGCCTGTGGGCCTTCTCGCCGCAGGACGGCACGGGCTTTGTGGTGTCGGGCACGCAGCTCTACAAGATCAACAACAGCTACACGCCGACGCTCATCGGCACCGTGGCTGGCACTGGCCCGGTCAGCTTGGCCGACAACGGCACGCAGCTCTTCATCGCGGCCAACGGCCCGAGCTACATCTACAACAACACGACCAACGCCTTTGGTGCCATCACCGACCCGGACTTTCCGGGCGCGGTGACTGTGGCGTATCTGGACGGTTACTTCGTCTTCAACGAGCCGAACAGTCAGAAGCTGTGGATCACGGCGCTGCTTGACGGCACGTCGATTGACCCGCTGGAGTTCGCCAGCACCGAAGGCTCGCCCGACGGATTGGTGGCTGTTATATCCAACTTCCGCGAGGTGTGGGCCTTTGGCACCAACTCGATTGAGGTCTGGTCTGACACGGGCGCAACGGACTTCCCGCTCCAGCGCATCCCTGGTGCGTTCAACGAGTTGGGCTGCGCTGCGCCCTACTCAATAGCCAAGATGGACAACGGCCTGTTCTGGCTTGGGCGTGACCGGCGCGGCCAAGGCATCGTCTACCGGGCCAACGGCTACGCCGGCCAGCGCATCAGCACCCACGCTGTCGAGTGGCAGATCCAGCAGTACAGCGACTTGACGGACGCCGTCGCGTACACCTACCAGCAAGACGGTCACAGCTTCTATGTGCTGATCTTCCCCAGCGCCAACACGACTTGGGTATATGACGTTGCCACCCAAGCCTGGCATGAGCGGGCTGGCTGGAACAACGGCGAGTTCACCCGGCACCGCAGCAACTGCCAGATGGCGTTCAACAACAAGGTGGTCGTCGGCGACTACGAGAACGGCAACATCTACGCCTTTGACTTGGAAGACTACTCGGATAACGGCAGCATCCAGAAGTGGCTGCGGTCGTGGCGGGCGCTGCCCACAGGCCAGAACAACCTCAAGCGCACCGCGCAGCACAGCCTGCAACTGGACATCGAGGCCGGCACCGGTCTTAACTTGGGCCAAGGCAGCGACCCTGAGGTCATGCTGCGCTGGTCAGACGATGGCGGTCACACATGGTCCAACGAGCACTGGGCAAAGATCGGCAAGATCGGCGAGTACTACCGCCGGGTGTTCTGGCGGCGCATGGGCATGACCCTGAAGCTGCGCGACCGCGTTTATGAGCTATCGGGCACCGACCCCGTGAAGATCAGCATCATGGGCGCAGAGTTGATTCTGAGTCCAACGAATGCTTAGCCCAGCTACGCCAATCCTTACACCCCCACGGGTGCCACTGGTTGACCCCCGCACGGGGCTGATCAGCCGGGCTTGGTACTTGTTTTTCCTGTCGCTCAACAACGCGGCCACGGCGATCATTGACGACTCGGGCGTTACGTTCAGCGCCGAGTCAACGATCGCGTCTGTTGACGCTGCGCTTCAGGCAGTCAATCAAGAATTGCAGACGCTGCCGCCCGCACTTGACTTGAGCGATGAGTTGGTCAAGTTGATCGACGCAGCGACGTTGGCAGACTGCTGCTCGGCGTTGGTGTCGCAGGTTGCCGAGTTGCAAAAGCAGATTGACGCGCTGCAAGTTCAGCCCATCGTTGATGCCGGCGCGATCAATGCAGCGATTGCTGCGCTGTCCAGCGCCCCGGCAACGTACACCGCCGACTTCTCGGTGGCCGCTACGAATGTCTGGATTATCAACAACAAGTCCGGGTCATCCTGCACCGCGACGCTGCCAACGGCCAGCATCAGCACCGGGCGAGTGCTGTACTTTCAAAACTACCAATCTCAGACGCTGGTGTCAGCGTCGAGCAACGTGGTGCCTCTGGCTGGCGGTGCGGCCACCACGGCGATCTTGGAGGCCGTGGCTGGGGCAAACGCCACCTTGGTTTCCGATGGAACAAGTTGGATAATGACGCAATACTCGTCTAACAACTCTTTGCAATTGGAGTAAACCATGACCGTTTCAGTCAAAGTCCTTGTTCCGGCCAAAACGGTCGAGAACAGCCAAACCACCCAGTACACCGCGACTGGCGTGACGACCATCATCGACAAGTTCACCGCGACGAACTACAGCGCCAGCGCTGCAACGATCAGCGTCAACCTCGTCACGGCGGCTGGCTCGGCGGGCAATCAGAACTTGATCACCAAGACCAAGACCTTGCAGGCGTCCGAGGTGTACACCTTCCCCGAACTGGTGGGCCAGGTGCTTGGCATCGGCGACTTCATCTCGACGATTGCCGGCACGGCCAGCGCCATCAACATGCGCGTCAGCGGGCGTGAGGTGACCTGATGGAACTTGCGTCCCAAACCTCAAGTGAGCTTTCTGGGCTGATGCAGCAAAAGGTCGGCGCGTTACAGGCCGAACTGTCTAAGCTGCCGCAGTACCAACCGGAAACGAAACATTATTTTCATGGCGGGATGTACTGCCGCGAGGTGTTTCGGCACGCTGGAGTTTTGGTCGTTGGCGCAGTTCACAAAAAAGAACATTTTTACCTCATCGTGTCGGGAACCGTGGCGATTACGGACGGTGAGGGTAACGTGCAAGAGGTTACCGGGCCTCATTTGTTTCAAAGCAAGCCGGGAACAAAGCGGGCGGTGTATGCAGTAACCGACACGCTTTGCATGACATTTCACGCAATCGAGACAACAACTGTCGAAGAAGCCGAGGCCGAATTGGTTGAGGTGGACCCCGATTCAATGTACAGTCTCGGTAATCAGGTTAAACACACAGAAATTGAGGTGCAGCCATGACTTTTTGGGTTGCTGGAGCTGTAGTCGGCAGTTCTCTCATTGGGGCAAGTGCCTCGCGTAGCGCATCTCGCGCACAAGCCGCTGCCGCTGAACAGGGCATTGACGCGCAAGAGCGCATGTTTGAGCGGCAGGTTGAATTAAGTAGACCCTACCGCGAGGCTGGTGAACAGGCGCTTAACAAGCTGGTCCCGCTAGCGACCGAATACACGCCCTTTGGAATGCAGCAATTCCAAGCCGATCCTGGTTACGCATTCAGGCTGTCCGAAGGACAAAAGGCGCTGGAGCGTTCGGCTGCGGCCCGTGGCGGTCTGATGTCGGGTGGTACGGGTAAGGCGCTGCAACGCTTTGGCCAAGAAATGGGTTCGCAGGAGTACCAGAACGCATTTAATCGCTATCAAACCGAGCGCCAAGCGCGGCTCAACCCGCTGCAATCGCTGGCCGGTGTCGGTCAGACCTCAGCGCAGAATCTTGCCGGACAGGCGGGACAGTTCGGCTCCAACATGGCCGAGGGACTTGGTTCCGCAGCAGCGGCTCGCGCCGCAGGTTATGTGGGCGGCGCCAATGCACTGAACCAAGGCTTGAGCACCTACATGAACTACTCGCAAGGTCAAAACCTGCTCAATGCGCTGCGCACTCCAAGTCCTGCGGCGTACCAAACTCCAGGGTACGGTGCGTTTACTATTGGGTATCAAGACCCATACGCCAGCTTCGGATACGGCAGTTCGACTTAAGGAGTTCTCATGCCTATCAACCCCGCAATTGCAATGGGAGTTCGCGGCCTTGAGCTTGCCGATCCATTGGCTCAGTACGGCAAAATCACGGCCATCCAGCAAGCGCAGCAGCAAAACCAGTTGGCTCAGTTGCAGATGCAACAGGCGATGCGCGAGCAAGAATCAACCAATGCCCTTAATCGCGCCTACGCTGAAGCGTACAACACGGAAACCGGCGCAATTGATCTCAACAAGTTGCGGCAATCTTTGTCCACGGGTGGCTTTGGCTCCAAGCTACCGGGAATTGAAAAAACACTTGCCGAACTAAAAAGAGAACAACTGACTCAGAAAAAATTAGAGGGTGAGATTGCAGGTCAACCACTTGCTCAACAAAAACTGCAAGGCGAAATTGCCGGGCAAGCGCTTACACAGCAAAAACTGCAAGGCGAGATTGCTGGACAAGCCACTACTCAGGCGGCGGCGCAAGCAAGTCTGGTTGACGCAAAACTGAAGCAAGCCCGTTCGTTTTTGGATACCGTTGATCCAAATGACCCGGCTGCTCCGCAAAAATACATCGCATGGCATGAGGCCAATCATCGTGATCCTGTGCTTGGCCCACTGCTTGAGAGTCGGGGTATAACCGCAGATCAGTCTCGCGCTCAAATTATGCAAGCTATTCAGCAAGGTCCGCAGGCTTTTGCGGAGTTGTTGAATAGATCAAAACTGGGCACTGAAAAGTTCATGGAGTTGAACAAGCCGCAGGTCACCTCGCAAACATTGGGTGGCACTGTTCGGGCTCTTCAGATTCCTGGCTTGGGTGGCGCAGCTACAGTCGTACCGGGTAGCGAAGCTGCTGTGACTATGACGCCTGCTCAAATTGAGCAGGACAAGCGCGACCGCGAGCGCATCAAGCAAGAAGGGCAACGTATTGGCCTTGAGGGCCGTCGTGTCAAAGTGCTTGAGGAGAATCTGCGCCGCGATGCCGATCCGGCGTTTCAGCAGCGCATGGCCGCAGCTAAAGCTACTGGCGAAGCGGCTGCTAAGGGCGACGTGGCAGCGCAGCAGGCACTGCCCAAAATCATCACTCGTGCTGAAGAAGGGTTGCGCCTGATCGACGAAATGATCGGTAAGCAAGAAGTGCGCGACGCAAGCGGCAAAGTCATCCAAGCCGCAACAAAACCGCATCCCGGTTTCAACGACACCGTGGGTACTCTTTGGTCGCCAGTTGCACGCAACATTCCGGGCACCGATGCTGCTGATTTCAAAGCTCGGTTCGATCAAATCAAAGGCGCATCGTTTCTTGAGGCATTTGAGTCGCTCAAGGGTGGTGGTGCAATTACGGAAAAAGAAGGCGCAAAAGCCACCGACGCCATCAATCGCATGTCTCTGGCGCAAAGCGAAAAAGAATTTATTTCTGCGGCCCGTGATCTCCAAGAGGTGGTCCGCAAAGGTGTGGCAAACGCGCAATCTCGAGCTTCTCGATCTGGCGGCGCCCCTTCCACGCCGTCCAACATTGACGCGCTTCTTCAGAAGTACAAATAACTATGGCAACACTTGAACAACTTAGCGCGGCGTTGGTCAAGGCTGATGCTGCGGGCAACACCGCAGACGCAAAAGCACTTGCGGATGCAATCCGACAAATGCGAGCCGCGCCAGCGCTGCCACAGTCGATGCAGCCATCCGCTGCCCAAGTGCCGCCTGACGCAATCCCCGGCGCTCGTGCAAAACTGACCACAGGGCAGGATTTTTACCGGCTTGTGCGCCCGTATGTGGCGCCTCTTGTTGAGGCTGGCGGTGCAGTTGTTGGTGGCTTGGTGGGCACTCCTCTTGGCCCAGCCGGTGCGGTGGGCGGTGCTGGTCTTGGATACGGTATTGCCAAAGAAGGCTTGCAGATGGCCGATGTGGCGATGGGCGTAGCGCAGCCCCGCACTGGTGTCGAACTCGTCACTACACCTGTTCGCAATGTGCTTGAGGGCTCTACCCTTGAGGCTGGCGGTCGGGTGCTTGGTCCAGTAATTGGCAAAATCGCTGGCAAGATTGCCGACTTTCGCAACATTCCAGCGAACAAGGCTGCGGACATTGCCCGCAACGCCCTTGGTCCTGACCTGCCCGAAGTGCTCAACGCACTCAAGGCCGCACAGGGTCAGAACGTCAGCGCAGCCCAAGCTACGGCCAACATTAATAGTCCGACATTCCAAGCCTTGATTGATCGCGCTACGGCCCGCGATCCGCGTTTCCTTGAGGCGCTCAAAACTTCACAAGGTGATGTGTCTTTGAACGCCCTGGCAAAACTTGCCGGAGGCGCCACGGCTGCGGAAGCCCGAGGCACAACGGCAGTGATGAAGGAAACGCTGAACGATGTCACTGGACCTGCTCGTCAGGCAGCACTAACTCGGGCAAATCTTGGTCAGCGAGTTGCGGACTTTGAAGCCGAGGCTGGCAAATTGAGTGCCGAGGCTGCGGCTAAGGTGCGGGAAGTCCGTCGCCTGATTGAGTTGGGTGATGTTGCTGCTGCGGCTGCACGATTGGAAACAATTAAAGCCGGTATGCCCGCCGGCTCCCGCGTAGCCCCGGCTAAGTCGCAACCCGGCTTTTCTGATGCCTGGGCTGCAAAATACACCTACCCGGGCAAGCTGGCGCAGATGTCTGACGAATGGGCCAACAAAGCCGCCGAAGCATCACTCGACTTGGGTCAGGGCGCTCGCTTTGCTCAGAGCGCCGCCGACGGGTTGCGAGCCGCCGGCATCAAGCCGCTCAAGGGTGACGAAATAATTGGCAACATTCGAGCGATCGCCAACAACCCTGAGTTTGCGGGCAACGACCTGCTGCTGGGCGCAGTCAAGAACGTGGCCGACGACATTGCCAAGTGGAGCAACAGCGGCGGCGTCATTGATGCCAAAGCGCTTGACGCCATTCGCAAGAACTCCATCAATGCCGCAATCCAGCAGTTGCGCCCAGGCATAGACGCCACGACTCAGCGCAACTTGACCGCCGAGGTCATGGGCAGACTCAAGCCCGCGCTGATTGACGCCATCGAAACAGCGGGCGGCAAAGGCTATCGCGCATACCTTGAAGACTACACCAAGGGTATGCAGCAAATTGCTCAGAAAAAGCTGACTGGTGAAGCCCTGAGGCTGTGGAAAACGGACAAGGACGCTTTTGTTCGCTTGGTGCAAAACGAGTCACCCGATGTGGTTGAGAAGTTTCTTGGCCCGGGCAAATACAACATTGCCACCGAGTTGGCTGAAGACACGTTGTCCGTGCTGCGCGATCAAGCCCAGAAGCGCTTGACTGAGGTAGCGGTCAAGGGTCAGGTCAGCGCAGGCCAGGATGCGCTCAAGCAACTGCTGCTTGACAACACTTCGAAGCTGCGTTTGCCATCGTACCTGAGCGCAGTGGCCGCGACGACTAACAAGGCGCTGAACATCTTGGAGAACAAGATTGGGGCCAAGACGATGGCGACGCTCACCGAGGCGCTCAAGACGCCCGAGGGCGCTGCGAATTTGCTGGAGCGTTTGCCTGCTGAAGAGCGCAGCCGGGTGTTGAGATTGATCTCCGATCCGTCACAATGGAGCGAGGGCGCCAAGGCAGTAGTGCGCGGAACTACCGCTGCCGGTATTAACCAACTCGCCCCTGATCGGTACAACAATAACGCCTTGTCGAACCAACCGGTGCGGATTATTGAAACTCAACCGTAATCATGGACTACCAAATCCTCTTCAACATCGCCGTCGCCGTCGCTGGGTTCTTCGGGGGTTGGACACTCAACCGCATCTACCAGGCCATTGACCGGCTTGACGCTGACGTGCGCCAAATGCCGTCGCACTACGTCGCCCGTGACGACTACCGCGCCGACATGGTGGACATCAAGTCGATGCTGGGGCGCATCTTCGACAAGCTCGACGGCAAGGTGGACAAATGATCCCAAAAGACAAGCTACAACACCTAGGCATGGGCGTTGGCTCGACCCTCGTCTTTGGCGCGGTCCACTTCCTATCTGTAGGCTGGGCCGTCGCCATCGGCGGCATCGTGTTCGGCGTCTTCTACGAGTTCCAGCAGTGGTATCGCAAAGAAGGCCAGCCTGACGTTTGGGATGCTATAGCGACCGCGCTGCCCGGCGTTGTTGCTGGCGTGGCTCTGGAATTATTGAAGGCGTAAATATGTCAGATCAAGACCTGAACCACGAACTGGCGCTTATCAAAGAGCAGGCCAAAGTTGAGCTGAGCAGACTGCAAGCGCAGAGCACCGCCAAAGAAGTTGCCGGTAAGGCGATTGGTGAAAGCGGCCTCTTCTACATCACTTTGATCATCGTGATCGGCGTCGGCTCCAGCGTTGTGCTGGAGAATGAAAAGATCGCCGCTGTCATGGGCTTGCTGGGCGCCGCTTTGACCGCGCTCATCTCCATGCTCAACGGCATCGCTGGCGCAAACACCAAACAAGAGAAGCCCGAGTTTGAGGTCATGAAGCAATTGATTGACAAGCTCGACCGCCTTGAGCAGCCAATGCGCGTTGACGTTGAAGGCGACAAAGTCACTGTTCGCAAGGGTGATGACGTTGTCACCACGAAAAAGGAGTGAGCATGGACTGGCTTAAGCAAATTGCGCCCACCGTCGCCACTGCGCTTGGTGGCCCACTCGCGGGCATGGCTGTGTCGGCTATCTCCAAAGCCATCGGCGTGGACGAGGACAAGGTCCAAGACATGATCTCCAGCAACAAGCTAAACGCCGACCAAGTGGCGCAGCTAAAGCTGGCCGAGATTGAGCTTGCCAAGCAGGCGCAAGAATTGGGGCTAAACTTTGAGAAGCTGGCCGTGGACGACCGCAAGAGCGCCCGCGAGATGCAGGCCACCACCCGCTCGATGATGCCGCCCATCCTGGCTAGCGCAGTCACCATCGGGTTCTTCGGCATTGTGGTGATGATGTTCTTCAACCAAGTAGACAGCAACAACCCGGCCATCTTGATGATGCTGGGGTCGTTGGGCACCGCTTGGACGGGTATCATTGCCTACTACTTTGGCTCGTCTGCCGGCTCTCAAGCCAAAACAGAAATGATGGCGAAAAAATGAAACACAATTGGGAAGAAGCGCTCAAGCACATCCTCAAGTACGAGGGTGGTTACGTCAACCATCCTGCCGACCCTGGCGGCATGACTAACCTAGGAGTGACTAAACGTGTCTGGGAAGATTGGTCCGGTGGTGCTGCCACCGAAGCCGACATGCGCTCGCTCACGCCTGATATGGTTGCGCCGCTGTATAAGAAGCGTTACTGGGATGTCGTTCGCGGTGATGAGCTTCCTTCTGGTGTTGATCTGTGCGTTGTTGATTGCGCCGTTAATGCTGGTCCTGGCCGGGCTGCTCAGTTCCTCCAGCAAGCCGTAGGCGTTCCAGTTGACGGGCAGATTGGCCCCAAGACATTGGCCGCTGTAACGGCCATGCCCGCTGATGAACTCATCGAGAAGTTCTGCGACCTGCGTGAGGCTCACTACAAGAGCCTGTCCACCTT